GTGTTCAGCGATGCGCCTGCGCTGCCAGGGATCGATATCAGGGGAAGGGCGATCTGCCCGCCTCACTTCCTTCCATTCACACCGCTGGCCTTGCGCCTGGTGGCACGCATCGTGCATCGATCGGGCAATCATCAGCTGTATCCTTCCTGCCTCATGCGCTTGGCAAGCTGGCGCTGTGCTTCCTGGGCGAACGTGGCTGCCACATCCAGGGCGACTTCCTCAAAGCCCAGCATAGGATCCCACTGGGGATCGGTCACATAGGCCACCAGCAGCCGCACCCCGCGCCTGCCAGCCTCACGCGCCCATATGCCGCTATATCCCTTGATGGTGCCCTCGAACGTATCCCTGCGCCGTAGCAGGCGCTGCCGCCCTGTGCGCCCCAGGCTGCCGTATCGGTCGCTGATCGATGGGTCTGCGATGCCCAGGCCGCGCTGCTCATTGCCGCCGAGTTCCAGCCTGGTCAGGGTGGCGTTCATGGCAGGCAGGGCATAGACCCGGGATTCCCACCCATCATTCGTCCGCCTGGCGGTCTGTGCTGCGATCGACTGCAGTGTGAAGCGCTTGGGCCTATCCAGCCGATCCTGAAGGTTGCCGCGTTCCGCCTTGCGTGCCCTGTAGGCCAGGACGGTCAGGGCTTCCTGGATCGCACCGGGCAAGGCCCTGCGGCCAACGCGTCCAAGCCTTGCAGCTGCGCGCTGGATATCACCGGTCTGGAATTCGATCTCGTATGCCAATGCGCCGCTCCTTGAAAACCCTGCCCATATATAAACTGATTTAGTCGCGTAGAAAACCAAAGGTAGAATATATCTATATACCGGTAACCGTAGGGTAACCAGATGTGCCGCAATGTGCATTGGCTGATTTCCGCCATTTCCGCATTTCACCCCTGCCACATTCCTGCCGTATTCAGTGCCCTGGTTACCGTATGGTCACCAGATCGGAATGCCCTGGTTACCGCTCGGTCACCAGATTGCAGTGCCCTGGTTACCGTATGGTCACCAGTTAAGCCGTATGCATCTTTTTTCGCCCATCCTCATTTTCCTGTTGAACATTCTGCGGGTAAAGCTATATTACCAATCACCTGCCCACCACGGCAGCTAGACAGAAAGGCACCCATGACCCCTAACCAATTCAAGAACCACGCCCGCTATCTGTGGGGCGGTCACTGGTATGTTGCACTGGCCAATAAGCTGGGCATCACCCCTGATGACGTGCGCTCCATGATGGATGGCGATGCCATGCCGATCGCTGCCACCCGCATCCTGATGGAAGGCATGATGGACCGGCGTGACGGGTGCGCAGATCGCGTCCGTGAGATTGCCCCGCACACCCTGCAGGCGGCATGATCCATGAACGGGGAAGGGCCACCTAAACAGGACGGGCAATTCGCCCGCATATCATACGACCTGTTGCTTTCAGATGCATTCACCACCCTGCCGCCGATGGCGCTGAAGCTGTTTATGGCTGTGGTCAGCAGGCACATGCGGGAAGGATACACATCTGCCAACGGCTGGATCAGCATGAGCACGGCAGAAGCCTGTGAGGCATGCGGCATCAAGAAAAAGGCCACCGTTCTGGATGCATTCGCGCTGCTGGTCAGGCGTGGCCTGCTGGTGCGCACCTATAAGGGCAGGCGCATCAATGCGGTGCAGCGTATCGCATCCAAGTGGGAAGTGACCGATTGGCCCAGCCGTGATGCAGCTGGTGACTGGCAGGAAGCGACGAAGGAATACAGGAACTGGAAGCCGGCCAAGGATGATCCGGTGCAGGGCATCGATGCCAGTGCTGATGCGATCGATGTGGAAAAGTTGGCAAGCTATGCGCCGAAACAGCGCCCCAGCCGGGCCAAGATGGGCCTGAAGGTGCTGGGCAAGGAAGGCAAGGATTTCACCCCCGATGATCGGCCGTGGGAAGAGATCGAACAGGAAATGGGCCGTGAACGTGTGAAGGAGCCGGATTATGGCGATGATATCCCTTTCTGATCTGGACCGCATCGGCCCGGATCTTCCCCTGGCAGCGACCAAGGTGCTCATCACCATCATGAGGCGCGCCAATCACCTGCGCAGGGCCCGCGTATCGCATTCCACGATCATGGAACTGGCGGGCATCAGTAAGCCCACCCTGATCGATTCGGTGAACACCCTGGTGGAAGCCGGGCACCTGAAAGTGATTGAGAAGGGCACAGGATCGAACGGCGGCACGCTGTATGAAATCCCGGTGTGAATGGAAGGAAGTGAGGCGGGCAGATCGCCCTTCCCCTGATATCGATCCCTGGCAGCGCAGGCGCATCGCTGAACACGTAGAAGGAAAGGCACGAAATCATGGAAACGTTCAAGGAAAATAGCCTCGAGGTCAGGCTGGCATACACCCAGGATGGCGATGACGATGTGATGATTTATCTTTGCGTCAATGGCACTGGAAGCATCGAAAAGGCTGCTGAAATCGTGCGCTCCGGCATAGGCAGCGATAAGGACATGGATCTGCTGATCTACATGGTGAAAAAGGAAATGGGTCTGGGTGACGATTGCAAAGTCACACGAATTCAAGTCGATCGCACGGAGCAGGTCATCACCAGATATCAGGGCGCCAACTGATGAAACGCTTCAACGCCATTGATCTGGTCATCAAGGGCAGGCCCTACGCCCAGAGCAGGCCGCACATGAACACCGAAACCGGCGTGGTCTATGCCAATGCCAGCGCCAATCTGAAGCGGTGGCGTTCCAGGGTGGCAGCGGTGGCCCGTGGTAGGCGCCTCGAGCCCGGCCCGGTGGCCTGCCAGATCATATTCGGCATGCCCACGAATGACCGCAGCCGGTGGTTCAAGCTGCACAGCATCGTTCCCGATTTCGATAATCTGGGGAAGGCGGTGTGCGATGAACTGCAGGGCAAGTCCCACCCGCTGGATGACGACGGCCAGATCGCATCCGGCGATATCCTGAAGATCTGGTCGCCCGTGGGATTCGCCCGCGTGATGATGCAGGCCACCGATGACGTGGCCGAGGTCATCGAATTCAAGCGCCGCGCCATACAGGTGCTGGAAGAACTGCTGGCCACGAACGCCAGCCAATATAAGGAAAGGAAATGAGCATGCAGAAGGATAACCGCCCCTGGGCCGTGCTGAACTATGCCGGCATGGCCACCCGTGCCATCGAACAGGAAAAGGCCCGTAAGGCTGAAAGGCCTACTCTGGCCGATATGAAATCCCAGGCACGCCGGGAAGGCCTGCAGGGTGCATCGGTTGGCGCGCTGCGCAGGATCCACCTGGGTGACGTGATGGCCGAAAAGGTGAAGGCCGAACTGGATGCCACCCGCACCGATGGCAACCCGGTCGACTACATCATCGATGACGAGGGCCACCGCTACGATCGCAATGAGTATGCGGCCGAAAAGGGATCCAGCCGCGCCGATGGTGCGCTGGTGACCATGGGCATCGACAAGATGTATCGCACGATGCACCGCGGTGCCCTGATCGATGCCATGGCCGATATGGCAGAGGAACAGGAAGCCCAGGAAGATCGGGCGGCCGTGAAGATCGATGCAGCAAAGCAGCGCCGGGAAAAGCGGGCTGCGAAAAGGAAAGGGAAGTGACCATGTTCAAGCGTATCCGCGATGCCGTCACCGGGCGGTTCACCACTGCAGCTGAAGCGAAAAGGCGGCCGAACGAAACCGTGGCCGAGCGGGGTATGCCGCAGTCCCGCGTGCCGGTTGGCAAGCATGAGCCCATCAGGATGCCGTTCGACATCTACGTGCATAAGGATCACATGAATCCGGACGTCCACGTTCCCGTGGTCAATGTTCTGCAGCTGAACCTGACTGACAAGGAAATCGGCAGGCTGATGAACGTCGCGTGTTATGCCGATGCGATCGTGATCTGTGGAGCATATTTCGTGAAGGATAAGCCCTGATGAACATCTGGCAGAAGCACATGATCACCGGCCTGCAATTCGCCCGCGTGCGGGCCGTGGAGGCCGATTTCATCAAGGACCTGGTGAAGGCCAAGGATCGGGCGGAACGTGGGCTGGGCGGCTCATTGTCGCCCGGCCAGGATGCCTACCTGATCAAGCTGGCGTATCGATATCGCGGCCAGATCAGCGCAGGCATCGCGCCGCCCAGCGAAACGATCGCTGCCAAGGATCACCGGCGTATCACCAGGGCGATGTGTGAGCGCATCGAAAAGGAACGCCTCGAGCGGGAAGCCCAGGAAGAAAAGGAACGGAAGGAAGCGCAGAAGGCGGAAATCACCGGTGCTGATGTGTTCCAGGCCCTGAAGTCCGTTGGCCCTGATGGTTTCTTCAGTTCCGCCGATGGCATGACCGGCGCGGTGATAGACGGGAAATTCGATCTGGAACGGGTTGCCCGTATCCTCATGGGAAAGGAAAGCTGAAATGCCGAAACTGACCGCACGTGAAAAGCGCTATCACCTGGCGCTGATCGAGGACAGCATCTGCGTGTGCGGATGCGGAAAGCAGGCCACCCTGGTGCACCACCCGCTTCAGGAACACCCGGATCAGGGCACCAGGCGCAATCATGAATACGTGGTGCCGATGTTCTGGGAATGCCACGATAAGGTGCACCGCAAGGGCAGCGATCAGTATGCTAACGCGGCGGCTGGATACCGTGCACAGGCCATTGCGGCCGGGATCCTGTGACATGATCGGCACGCATACATGGGAATTCGATGCGGCACGGTTCACCTGCGATGGCGCCGTGATCACATCGGAATTCCATGGCGGGCCCACTCACGTGGATGATTTCGGCCCGTTCATCGCGAATGAATGGCAGTGGTGGCTGGCGCATCAATACGGATACGGGAACGATTATCTGCGGTATTTCCAGGAGCATGATTTCGTGCATCACTGGCTTGCGCAGGAACTGGGGCACGGGTTCAGCAGATCGCTGCGCTACGGAATGACGCTGGATGAAGCCGCAAAGGTAGAGAAGGCCAATCCCGATGATCCGCGCCTGAAGTTTTCCGGATTTCCGCAGCACATCAGGTATGAAGAAAACATGGTGCACTGGTGCCAGGTGGCGCTGCGAACGGATCCCAGCTGGGAAGCGCACGTCGAGCCGCATATCTGCAGCGGTGATTTCCTGCTGGCCTATGAGGGCAGGCCCGATGGCAAGGATATCCTGGAAAGGCTGAAGGCCGATCTGACCGAATTCGCGGGCGGATGGGACCTGTATCCGAACGTGAAAGCGCAGCTGCTGTTCACGCGAAAAATGAAAGGCGAATGGAATGAGTAAGGCAATGACGATACTGGAAAGGCCGGCGGTGCAGCGCATCGAGATCATCGGCAACGCAATCCTGATCCTGGGTGACTGCCAGGAAATCGTGCTGGCCGGTGATGAACTGGACGGCGAATTCGACTCGATCATCACAGATCCGCCCTATGGCATCGGCGCTGAAGGCGGTGTCGGGCGGTATGGCCGCATGAACCACGGCGGGAAGGATTCCGGCAAGTCCTGGGATAACGTGGCACCGGCCGCGATGATCGACCGGCTGCTGGCCATGAAGCTGCCCACGGTCATCTGGGGCGGTCACTACTTCACGCTGCCGCCCTGCCGTGGGCTCATGATCTGGGATAAGGGCGCCACCTTCAAGGGCCGCGATTTCGCGGAATGCGAGGTCGCCTGGTGTTCCATCGATCGGCCGGCGCGCATCCTGAAGTATGATCCCAGCGCCAAGCAGGACTACCGCAAGGGCAATAAGCACCACCCCACCATGAAGCCGCTGGCGGTCATGGACTGGTCGATCCTGGCGCTGCCGGCATCGATCACCACCGTGCTGGATCCGTTCATGGGATCTGGATCCACTGGCATCGCGGCCACCAGGGCAGGAAAGGCGTTCATCGGGATTGAGAAGGACCCGGAATACTTCGAGCGGGCCGTGGCACGGTTCCAGGCTGATGTAGATGCCCCCAGGCTGTTCCAGATGGACCCGGCGATCGATCCGGGTGCGCTGCCCCAGATGCTCATTCCGGGAATGGAGGAAGCCTGATGCGCCTGGTCATCATCGAGTCGCCCTATGCTGGCGATGTGGAACGCAATACGGCCTATGCCCGGGCGGCCATGAAGGATTGCCTGGAACGCGGGGAGGCGCCCCTGGCATCGCATCTGCTCTATACGCAGGTGCTGGATGACGATGTGCCGGCGGAACGTGCCATGGGCATTGAAGCCGGGCTCGCATGGGGATCGCTGGCATGGGTCAGCGTGATCTACGTGGACCTCGGCATCACCAGCGGAATGAAATACGGAATTGAAAGGGCCAAGCGTGAAGGAAGAACAGTCGAATACCGATGCCTGGGCGGCGAATGGGAAGCCGGTGGCAGTCATCAATTGGCACAGGCCTGAAGATCGATCCAGCGCGGTGCGCAAGCTGATGCAGGACGGGAACATCCTGGATGCCTGTGATGCCCCGATCATCGCCGATGCAGCTGGATGCGATGAAAGGCGGGCCCAGCGCATCATGGATGGCCGGCAGGCGCCCAGTCTGTGGGAAACGCGCGGCGTGCTGCGATTGGCCAGCACGCTGGCCGTCAGTATCCAGATGCAGCTGGAAGCCGCCTGGCCGGTGCTGATGCAGTTCACGGCCGAAACCGATGCCCTGCTGGATAGGGATCACGATTAACCGCCTGGGGGCTGACATGACCCAGGCCGGGCAGCTGGCAGGTCCCGTAAAACAGCCGGCAGCATGAGCGTGGCCGCCTTTCCGGGCTGCGTGATCAGGCAGGGGCGATCTTTTTTGAAGGTCGCCCCATTTTTTCATCGATTGCACTTGCGACTCGGACTTCATCGTGCTACATAATGTTTACCGGCAGGGAAAAGCCCAGCCGCTAGATAGAAAGGCCAAGACCATGAAGACCGCTACCACCATCCTCGCCACCGCCGCTGCCAACCTGGGCATGGACGTTTCCGATGAACAGACCGCTGCGCAGCTGGAAGTGCTGAACCGCCGCTATGACCGTGCCGCCGCCCTGCTGGGTGACGATCACTGGGAAAAGGTGGCCTGCCGGGCGATCACGGAACGCGAGAGCATCGAAATCCTGAAGGCAGCCGTGGCAGTCATCGCAGCCCAGGATGCCCTGCACGATGCACGGTTTTCGAACGACCAGACTTACCGCGCTGATTTCATCGACCTGCAGCACGCCCGGGCCCGCGAGGCGGTTGGCGCCTGAACCGATCGGGCGGCCTGAAAAACGGCCGCCCTTTCATTTAATCGCTTGCGACTCGGCATTGCCCATGCTACATAATGTTTACCGGCAAGGAACTAACCGAGTCGCTAGATAGAAAGGCACTACGATGAACATGACCCTCGGAAACTATCAGGTCACCGCCACGAACATGGAAACCGGCCAGCAGGCATCCTTCGAGATCTTCGCGATGGATGCAGGTGAAGCGCTGTGGAAGGTCGAAAAGCACGGCATTTTCGCAGCTGATGAAGCGGTTTTCATCGGTGACGCTGAAGAGCGTCAGCACGCTGAATTCGTATCCTACTGATCCCACCACGCAAGGAAAGGCACAACACCATGCGCAAGTATCCGAAACTCGCCGACCAGATCCCCCACCTGATGGCCCTGGAAATGGGCCGCGCCAACAGCATCCGCAACGCCAATCGCAAGTGCAGCGGCGCGATGATGCAGGGCCAGCTGCCCACGAACCGCACTCGCAAGGGAAAGGTGCTGGGCTGATGGCTACGAAACTGAAGATGGCCGACCGCATCGTCGACGCCCTGCACGCCGCCCAGGATAACGTTCCACCCATCGAACCGATCGGCTCCGGATGGCGCCAGGTCAGCTACGATGAACTGCGCAAGACCTGGGAATGCACCGATGAAATGCCCTATCAGGAAGCCCGTAGGGCTCACGCCAAGGCGCTGGCAGCACGGGCACTGGAACTGATGGGCGCCAAGCCCCAGGACGCCAGACTCGCAATCGATGCCAGCCAGGCCTGCCGCGGTGCATTCGAAATGGCCCGCAATGGCCGCCGGATGCTTGGCATCCAGTAATTCAACCGGGCGGGCTCACTGGGTCCGCCCACCATCACCAGAAAGGAAAAAGATGGCAATCCCCGCACGCAGGCACGATGGCCGGCAGACGTTCAACGAAAGACCCGGCCAGATGAAGGGAATGTTGCCCTTCAGAGGCCCGGTTGTAGAATTCGATGCGCCAACAATCACCGGCGATGACCTGGCCCGCGCATTCAAGCGCTACAGCCGCACAGATGAAGATTTCAGCGGCTACGTGGATGGCGATGAACTGGACGGCACGTTTGATTTCGATGCCGTGCTGGAGCACGCCTACCAGATCGCCGAAAATCGCGATGAAGAGGAGTATGACTGATGAAGCGCACCGTTTTCCTGACCGGCATCGCATCGGCCCTGATCGGCATTGCCGGAGTGGCCTATGCAGCTGGCAATGCCATTGCGGATTTCACCGCTGAAACCAATGCCACCCAGCAGGCCATGCTGGATAAGTGGGCTGACCAGCTGTGACCGATCAGCTGGATTCCAACCGGAACTGCCTGAACATCCATGAGGCAATCACCTTTTTCTGCATCGAAAACGACTGCGCAATGCGATTCGGAGACCTGATCGCCGGCAATGCCAGTGATGGTGAAGCGGTGGCTATCATCTACGATGCCGCCGCAAGGGAAATCGCCAGGCGCGGCGTGAAGGATGCCAGGAAGATCAAAAACAGGCCCATCCTGTGGTGGGCAGGTGAAAGGATTGAAGCATGACCATGCCCCCGCCCATGAGCGCTGACGATCTGAAGTCGATCCGCGCCCACCTGGGCATCACCCAGAAACAGATGGCAGATGCGATTGGCGTGGCACGCCAGACCATCTACCGATACGAACGTGGCACCGAGTCGATACCGGCCGGCAAGGCGCTGCTGATCCGCCACGCGGCGGAATCGATGGCCGGGAAGGAGACTGCAAGTGAACGATGAAAAGCCCACCGCACCTGAAGGATATGCTGCCCTGCGCACGTGCTATCCCGATGGCTCATGCATCTGGATCATGGTGCCCGAGGCGGAATATGACCGCCTGGCCACCATCGGACAGCTGCCCCTGATGATCACCGCCAGGATGGATGACCAGGCCGCCGCAGATCCGGAATGATCTGCAACACGCGAAAATCTCAATGAAGGAGTGAAGGAAATGAATTTCGGAAATATCATCATCGCATTCGTGCTGCTGTCCCTGATCGTCACCGGCCTGGTCATCTGGATCGGGCACCGGCACGGCAAGGGCAAGCTGCTGGACGAGGCCCAGGTGAAGCTTAAGGCCTACTGCCAGGGCCTGGGATCGGCGGAAAGCGCTACCAGCCGCGCCTACAGCATCCTGCGGAACATCGCAGCCGAATCCAAGGCCAACGCCGGTCAGATCAATGCCCTGGATGCATCGGCACCCGGTATCCGCCTGGCGATCGCCCGGCACTTGGATATGGCGGAACTTCAGATGATGGCGCTGGCACGCACCATGAACCTGAAGACCGATGACGTTCTGAACGCGCTGGCCAACCTGAATGAAGGTGACTACCTGCAGGCAACCAGGATCCGGACGGAAAGCTACGGCAAGGCCGATCTGCCCCGCGAACTGGATGAATCGGAACAGGAGCAGGTGATCGGCGGCCGCACCATCGACTCCATGCCGGAAGCTGCTGATGCCGCCCTGGAAGCGGCTGCAGCTGGTGAGACGGTGCAACCATGGGCTGAAGGCAATGAATATCCGCACGGAACCAGGGTGATCGACGGCGAAATCGAAATGGTCAGCAGGGAAGATAAGCTGGCCAGCCCGGTATCGTATGAATACGAAACGCCGCCGGCCGGCATGAAGCGGATTTTCATCAATCTGCAGACCAAGCGTTTCGCATCGCGCGCATTCGCTGAAGCCAACCCGGATCAGGTTGAAGCCCGCCTGGTGCCCGCCCTGAACTGATCGGCGGTGAAAAAAAGGGCCGTGGCGATGCTGCGGCCCTTTTTTAATCGAAATGCCTTGCGACTCGGACTGCATCGTGCTACATAATGTTTACCGGCAGGATGAACCAGCCGCTAGAGAAAGGCCAAGATCATGAACACCACCCGCGCAAAAAACATCGTATCACCGGCATCACGCGCTGAAGCCCGCGAATTCCTGGACGCACAGTTCAGCATCAGCGGCGGCGGTCACAGTGTCACCGGACACGGAAGCGATGCCATCAGCGAATTCCGCCGCCTGTGTGATGAAGATACGGCAGCCGCGATCATCGCCGGCAGGAAGCCCGCCCAGATCGTCATCAGCTATTTCCGCAATGGCGTTCCGGTTTCGGGCGTGGCAGTCAATACCGCGATGTTCCGGACCCGCTAATCAGATCCCGAGCCCGGCCGGGGAAGCCGGGCACCTTCAAAATGAAAGGCATGAATATGGATAAGATGAACGACTCGACCGATGGCCGTGAAGCCATGTGCAACTATGCGGCCCAGATCGCCAGTGAGGCATACGGCATCGATTTCGGCGATCTGAAGCGGGTTGCCCTGCGCAGTTTCGACGATCACTGGGAAAGGCAGCAGGCCTATGAGGAAACCGGATGCTGCACCACCGATGGCCCGCCGGCAAAGATGGAAAACCACCTGAAGGAAAAGATGCGCGAGCACGCATGGCATGAGGGCAACCGCCTGAAGGTCCTGCTGGAAGGCTGGCACATGGCCCTGGGTGCGCTGGAGCGTGTTTATGTGGGCATGGAAGGCTTCAACCCGTTCTCGCCGGCTCATCCGCTTTTCGGGTGCCCGGTGCTGCTGGTGGGTGAAGACGATGGTCCCGATGACGATGGAGTCGTGGGTGAAGTCACATTCATGACCCTGCCGCAGATCCTGCGCACTCTGGGCGCGATGATGAACCGTGAACGGGATCACATGGCGCTGGATCCCGATGTGCTGCCCGATGCGATCGTGGAAATGCTGGGACTGGGTGGTGCCAGCCGGCGTGAAGCATTCGAATCGATCTGGACCTGGGCAATGGCTGAAGCTGAAGATGGCTTTATGACCTGCCGCGGCAAGCTGGAAAAGCTTGCCAATGCATTCGAAAACGATCTGGAATTTGACGAGGCTTTCATCCTGCGGTCGAATAACAGCGGGCCGGTCCTGCACTGATGACCGAAAAGGCGGATATCCAGCCGCCTATGGCATGGCGCCGGGTGGGCGATCACCTGGCGCCGGCCTGTGAGCGCAGCGCGGCATTCGTGCGGCGCCTGAAGGATGGCGATCTAGCCAAGGGCGATTTCACGAAATCCCGCAGCCTGGGTCACCATCGGAAATACTGGAAGCTGCTGGCGATCGTGGTAGACAATTCGGATGCCTTCGACTCGCCGGAACAGGTCCACCTGTTCATCAAGGCAACGCTGGGCAGGGGCACGTGGTGGAAACCGGAAAAGGCCACCAGGGCCATATTCATTCCCGATAGCACCAGCTTCGGCAAGATGGATCAGGAAGCCTTCCAGCGCTTCTACAATGAGGCGGTGCAAGTCATAATCAGGCACATGCTGCCGCATCTGGATGCGGATCAGCTGGATGCCATAGTGGAGAATTTCGCGTGAGAAAGGCCAACCTATTCGATCATGAGCAGATACCCAGGCAGCGCAGGAAGGCCGATGAATCGAATGTGCTGCAGTTCAAGCCCGATGCGCTGGATGATGACCAGAAGGCCGCTGTGGCCGCAGGAACGGCAGCCCAGAAGCGAAAGCGCTATGACCTGATGGCCGATCACGAATGCATCGCCACGGTCATCCTGCGGCGCGCTAGGCGGCCCGATGGCACCGGCGGTGGCTTCAAGCTGGAAGACGGCACGCTGGAACTGGTCACCAGCAAAGGCGCCATGTGGATCGATGCCAGGCTGGTTCTGGAAGGCAAGCACCGCAATCGCTGGGTGCACCCGCGCTTCATGTTCCAGGGTGCCAGCAGCACGGCCCTGAAGGCGGTTCAGGAAACGCGTGAACAGGTGCGCAGGGCCAAGTCCTATGCCGATGACGATCTGAACGGCATTCCCGATGTTCTGGCCATGCTGGATGGCCTGCGGGTGGCGGTGGCAGTCAGGCAGGAACCGCATTGGCAGCATGGCGATCTGGTCAACACGGCCAGCATCATCAGCTGCCAGCCGGGCACCGACAGCTGGCACCTGTATGAAAAGATTGCCCGCCGGCGCAAGGTGGAAAAGGTAAAGGATGCAGATGGTCAGGAATCGCTTCTGATCGATATGCCGGGATGGGATCGCTTCCCATTCTCACCGATCGCCAAGCTGTATCAGGACAGGCTGGCGGAATACAACGCAAGGCGGCAGCGGAACTCGATCCGGGCCGTGGAAAAAATGGAAAGGAAGGCACGATGAATAAGCAGATCATGATCACGCCGGCCGAATGGCTTGAGCCCTACAGCCCAGGTGAAAGGGCAAGCCTGAAAGCGCGCGCCATGAAGGCGGATGAAGAATTGGGCGTCTACCTTATGGAAACCGGGCATTCGGTGGATGCAGAAGGCTGGGTGTATGTTACGCCGATCCACCGGACCAAGATCTGGATTCGCGGTGACCAGAAGTTCATGCAGATCCTGCCTCTGGAATTCACCGGCGAACGCATCACCATCATCACCCGCACCGGGCCCATCGATGTTCAGCAGGTCACCATGCCCTTTGCCATCGGTGAAGGCGGAACCCGGGTGGAACGTGAAAGCGATACCCTGGCCGTTTTCAACGTGGGGAATCTCGATGCGGCGTAAGGTCATCACCGGCATCATCGCCCTGGTGGCACTGGATATCATCGGTGCCCTGATCGGGATCGGAACCGTGGTGGCATGGCTTGGATGGCCGTGAGGCTGCCGACGTTGGCCAGACAGCGCGAATATGGAAAGGGCGGCCACATCGGGCCGCCCTTCTCGTTTCGTCAATCCTGGGGCATCCTGGCGGCTTATGCCACCTTGAGCCACGGAGCCAACAGCGGCCCGCTGGACTCGGCCTTGGGGACGGCCATGTGCGTTGCCTGATTCACGGCCGGAATCACCGAGGTAAAGACGTTGCCGCCAGTAGCGGTGTTCAGCGTTACCATGATGGTGTTATTGGTCACCACGAAATTGGAAACACCCGTCGCTCTGGTGGTGCCATCCTTGCGCATCAAGATATGGCTTTCATAGGTTTCCATGTCCGGGCTGGTGATGAACACCGACTGACCATCCAGGTTACGGGTAACGGCCGCCACCATGTAGAGGCCCAGATCCTCAATCCACTTGATGCTGCCAGGCTGATTGATGCCCGGATCAAAAACTCCATACTGCACAGAAACGCCATCTGGCGAGTTGACCATGCGACCGCTGGTGCCAAGCGCAGTCCAGCGCTCATTGGCATAGGTTACGCAATACAGGGTTGACGTATCGGTGGTGGCCACCTCGCGGAGGTTGGTTACCGCATTGGTATCGAACATGGCAATCTTGCCGGCTGCGCCCACCAGCATGAACTGGTCAGCATCCGGATTGTAGCCGATATCGTAAATGATGCCGATGAACGGCACTGCGGTGTAGGCCCAGGCAAGCCCATCTGCGCTGTGCCAGATACCACCGCTACCCAGAGCCCAGTGCTTTCCGCCATAGTAGCGCGTGCCATAAAATGTGCCTGTCTGCCCAGAGCTGGTGGCGATGGTATCAGGGGCCGTGCTGAATGTGCCATCCAGCGCCATAATCTCTGGCTTGTAACTGGCAGAATTCGGAATCACCACCAGCTTATCTGCCGTGGTATTGATGCCGATGCTGCGGAATCCGTTAGCAGTAATCTGCTTGCGCCAATGGCGAGTCCAGGTAATGCGATCCACCGACGAAAGCAGCTGGCCGTAATCCGAATTGCTGTAGCCATCGTCATAGTTGTGGACATACCACTTGCCATTGAAGAACGCGGCGCTGGGGTATTCTGCCGATCCGGCGGCCGAGCTGATCATCGGTTCTTCCACCTGGGCGATTCCCAGCTGCGGCGCCACCAGAGGCTGGGCCATGGCATCGTAGTCTGGATATGTGCCAAGAGGCACCGGAACGCCATTTGCGCGGATCCAGTCCGGCCCAGGATTCACATTGATCGGAAACTCGACGATGGCGCCAATTGGCACGCTACCACCGCCGCTGCTGACCAGTTCCATATTCCGTTATCCTTCCACTGCGTAGACGTTGCCACCATCCACGCTAAGCGCGGAAAGGGCACCATTGCCAATCACCTTGCCCTGCTGACCTGCAGGGATCATGACGGCTGAAATTCCATCGACGGCGGCCTCATTGAATTCATCGATCCACAGGTCGCCGGTGGTTTTGTTGTGCACCAGTCCATAGCGGCGCTGTGGATTGGCCGGCATGAGCTCGACCGGCACACCCGCTTCCAGGGTAGCGCTGCGATTGGTCAGCTGCGGCAGAGCAGGCTGCTTGGAAAGATCGATGGGCGTCCCATCGCCTCCAGCAATGAACACACCTTCAGCCTTTTTCGGCCCGGTTGCACCGCTATCATATTCAGGGCGCACATCGCCGTATTTATCTGCCATCATCGACCTCCGGGTTCTGGGCATTGCGCTTCACAGCGCCTTCACGCCATTCACGTAGCCCATCCACGGTGGCAGAGCAAGAATTGCGCTGCTGGCGGCATTGCTGCAGCTGGTCAACGATATCACCGGTGGTGAAGATCGCAGAGTCGTTCACATCACAGGGCTGCACCAGCGATGCATCGGGCAGTTCAGCGACTGTCCTGATCTGAACCGGTTGCAATCCCGGCGTTGAGCACGCCGCGCACAGGATCAGGGGCAGGCTGATCGAGATAATCCTTAACATCTGGGTCGTTCCTTCTGGCTTCTGCGATCGCTGCACGCCCTTCCTGGGTGCGCACCGTGATTTCCATCTTGCGGCCGGCAACCGCCTCGGCAATGGCTGCATTCGCTTCAGCAGCTGCCTGCAGGCGCACCATCTCCTTTTCGTTGGCCGTATTCGTGGCCTCGAGCACCGTCACCTTGGCCTTTTCCGTTTCCAGATCAGCCTGGGCATCGAGCATCTTACCGCGATAGAACAACACCATGATGATGGCAGCGGCCACCAGGGCCGCCACCGCCAGGATACGGGCCAGGAGCGGGCTCACAGGGTCACCGCCACCGCTGCGCCGATACCGATGGCAAGAACCGCCAGCGATGCCAAGTAAGCCCACCACAGCCACGAAATACGGCGCTCCTTCTCATCGGTGAACACAACCCAGATCAGGACCAGCTTGCTCATCAGGATCATGCCCATGAACGCTGAAACGCCCAGCGCATCCGCGATGCTGGTGGAAACAGGGTGCATCCACGTATCAATGGCCCGATACCCTGCGCCCATGACCATTCCAGCGGAATGCAGGGCCAGGCCCGCGGCGATCAGAAAGCGCTTGCACCACCGCAGGGGCCCATCGGTGGGCCGATTGAACTGGGCAGCGATGCCACCCCAGGAAACCAGCATGATCACGCTGGAAAGCGCGACCGCCGCATAAAGGAAAACCACGACCCCAATCATCTTCTACATCCTTCCGGCGATATCGGTAACTGCATCCGCCATCTGGTTATGGGCTGCTTCCAACCGTTCCGTGCGCTCATCGATGCGGGCGGTCACATCATGAATGCTCGATACGGTGCGGCGAATTTCTTCCAGTTCACTGGCCGTGTCCGGAATATCGAAATAGCGGCGCAGGAAGGCGCCGATCCAGCCGTATTCGGTGGACTTGCGATTAGCGGCCATTGGTCATCATCCTTTCCAGGTGATCCAATGCGGGCTCGATCCTGTTAAGCGCAGACTCGACGCGGGCATCGTGCTTGATGGAATCCATATGCCTCAAATCGATGAGCTCGGTCAAACGATCCACGGCACCGGCCAGCCGATCGGTGGCCTTCATGTATTCCAGCCTGGCAAGCCGGTTTTCGCGCCGATCCAGGGTGCGATTGATGATGGCGAAAACCTGGGTGCCGAACAGCAGCGCGATCATCACCATGAGGATCGCACGCCATTCATCCAGATCGCCGATCATGCGCCCGAATTCGATCACATCGGATCCGCTGATTGGCGCGGCCTTCATCGCGCCGGCAGCTGCCAGGATTGCCAGCATCATTGATCAGGCCCCAGCGCGTTCCAGGATCTTCTTGCGTTGCTCCCAGATCACGAAACCGATGCCAGCCAGCACCAGAAGCATGAACAGCAGCGTTGCCATCTGGCCAACCCAGTCACCACGCGCTGCATGGGGCTCGATGATTTCGCGGGCCTGCATGGCACTAGCTGCCACGGCACCTGCACCGGCCAGACTGGCCGATCCGCCGACCTTGGTCTTCGTCACCGCCAAATCGGTTTCAGCCGCCTTCGCGGGCTGCTCTTCCGGCATGGTGCCGACCGCAGCGGGCGCGGGCAGCTTTTCCGCCAGATGCGGCGCCTGGGCCTTGCGGTGGATGTTGATGGCATGATCAATCACGCCATAATCGTTTTCCTGGTAACCATCCTTGGCGCCCATGACGCGGCGGCTCCAGCCCTTGCCGAACGTGCTCCAGGTCTTCAGGGCCTTCATGAAATTCAGGCGCCTGGTGCACAGCGCGGTGATCAGATCCTCGGCCGGCATGCGGCACACCTTCGTCAGCGTTTCATTGCCGATCACGCCGTCCACGCCGGCACCGATGACGCGCTGAAGATCCTTGATGGCCCGGCCCGGCCCGGAATTGACCGCGTAGTCGAACACGGCATAATCCACGCCATCGGGCAGCTGATCGCCGCGCACCTTGTCCCAGTAGCCTTCCTTGTAGATGGCCGGAACCTCGGTGGTCTTCGCGATATCCTTCACGCTGCGCGTCGGCTTGCCGTTCCGATTGCGCCAGGAATTGTAGACTGCCTGGGTAACGCCGAAATTGGTGGCACCGCCGGGATCCTTGGGGTGGTTCACATATCCGCCCTCATGGGCAAGCACCAGCTTCAGCGATTCCTTGAAATTGCCCTTCATGAGCCTTCTCCTTGTGTTGCAAGGTCTATGCCAGAAGCTGCGCATCAGGGCAACATACGAAAAGGCCCGGCTGGATCACCAGCCGGGCCACCGGGAAGCAAGCAAGGAGACGCTGTATGCGCCTGGCCTTGTTACGTGGTCGGGTTGGGCGCGTCAACTGCCGGCGCGCTGGGCAATTCGCCATCCGCCTTGCCCAGAAGATCGGCCGGGATTTCCTTCGTAACAGGCTCACCTTCCGATTCATCGGCCTTGGCACGCTTGGCCGCCGCAATGGCAGCCTTGCCGCGTTCCTTGGCGCCGGCGCTGAAATCATCCATGCCGCTGCGAACGGCATCCAGATCAGCCTTGCCGATGCCGGCAACATCGAAAATGCTGCGGCCGGTTACCACAGCTGCGGTGGCGCTTTCCACCAGCATGTCGCCTTCATCGATCTCGATGGTGGCCTCGGTGGACTTGGCACCGAACTTGGCTGCGATGCGCAGCGCACCGCGCACGATGCCGGTCGACTTCGAAATCACCAGATACCGCTTGCCGGCATCCACCATCACTTTTTGCTTGGACATGTCACTCACTCCTTCTTGCGTTGAAACCGTCATGCGATCTTGACGAAATTCAGGAACACATCGGCAAGCAATATGCCTGCGGTCTTGTTCCTGATGCGCATCTGCATGCGCTTTTCGGGCTCACCGTTCAAGGGATCAGGAAAATACCGCAGAATGATCGAACCCTGAAGCGCGGCATGACCGAGGGACACCCGGCCTTCGTAAAGCGATCCGCCACCATCCTGGAAAATTTCCACTTCCAGCTTGGTCATCGGATCAGCGGTGTAGCTGCTGATATCCCAGGACATGATGTAAAGGCCGGGATCCAGCAGGATGATGGTATTGTCACCAGCCTTGTTTTTGCCGGTCGGGCGGTTGGCATTGCCATCGATGAAGGTGGTATTGCTGCGCACCAGCGGCATAGCCGTTGTCGCATTCGCAGGAAGATTCAGCGATCCATTGAAGCTGGCATTATCCAGCGGGAAATCCACTGCACCCAGCGCCACGTTGTAGGCATTCTGGGCCAGCGTGCGGGCATAGGAATCGACGGCAGCACCGGCGATCTGATCGCCCAGCGATACCAGGAAGCGCGGGGAAACCCGGTCGCTGTAGTCCCAGCCTTCCACCACTCCGATCGGGGTTCCGCTGAAGATGGAAAGCGCCAGGAAACGGATATCGCCCATGGTCTGGATCACGCTGGCATACAGCGGCCCGGTGTAGCCCTCGATGATCGCCGGATAGCCACGACCCAGCAGCGATACGGTGCCGCGCTTGACGGCAGCGAGCTCATCGCCTTCCGCCTGGTCACGTGCGATCACACCGGCGCGGTCATCGATCATGACGAATTCGCCGGCTTCCACATCACGCGGGCATTCGCGCAGATGGAACATGTCCCCTTCAGCGGTGTGGATTTCAATCATCTTCATACCCAGGGGCTCCTTCAGATCTGGATCTCGTCAGCTTCCATAGCAGCACGAATGCCGGAACTCACGCGAAAATCATGGGCGATGCTGGACTGGCCCGCATATTCGACCGCCAGATCAGTAAGCTCGGGCGGCAGGCTTGTCCATGCCCCGCCCTGGTTCCGCGAATACTGCCAGGTGAAGCGCGTCTGGCCCTGTTGCTGGAAGGTGCGCAGCTTGCGCAGCCAAAGCTGGGGCGTCACCTCCATGTAGCCAGCCGGCGCGGCTGTCATCTGGGCGACGCTGGCATTCCACGGGATCCGCGATTGCACCAGGCCGCCGGCCGTCATCATCGCCGCAGTCAGCACATCGCCCTGGCCGGTCATTTCCGCATCATAGATTGGCGGCACATCCTCACCATTCGGGCCTGCGCCATCGCCAGTGCCATCGCGCAGCACCCATTGCCCGGTAACCGATGCAGTCAGCTGGGCATTGACCATGGCGCCACCGATCAGCTGCACCTGGTAGACGCGGCACTCATTGATGGGCTCGGTGCGCTTGCCGCCAAAGCTGTTTTCATTCGGGCTGGGGATCGACTGCAGGGTGATGACGATCGCCAGCGCCAGATCAGGGCCAAGCACTGCAATGGGCCTACGGGCCGCGACGTTGCCCGTCAGGCCGATATTCAGAGCCTGGGGCTGCTCACCATCATCGCCGGTGAAGGATTGCCCCAGCGGGCTTCCGTAGCCCAGCGCATAGCATGCCGCCCTGGTGGCGATCAGCCGGTCGTATGCCAGGCCGCCATCCTTGGCATTCGACCACAGGGTGAAGGCATCCTGATTCTGCGATGGCGATCCGTAGAATGCGAAATTGGCCTCGCCGATGCGCGCTGCCTGCCATTGCTGCCCATCGCTGTAGCGAATGAAGGTGGCCGGCTCATTGTTCTGGCTCGAGGTGGATACCGCGCACAGATCGGCCGCCTGCACGATCTGAAGGCTGCCGAACTGGTATGGGATAGGATGCGAAACTAGCGGCTTGCGCTTGGCAGCGTATTCGCGAACAGCCAGGATATCCGGATTGGGCCAGCGGTCGGTGATCGCCAGCCTTGCCTGGTCATCATCGATCTTGTGCACATCGCCATGGATCCTGCGGCCGCTGGGGCCGATATCCGCGATGGTTTCACGGCCTTCGCGATCGAATCCAATGCGCGATAGGTTGCCCACATAGGCCGGTGGCGTGGGCTCATCATCGGTGGCAGGTGCCTGGCGCACATACAGCCCCAGGCTGGTCAGGTGCAGGTTCCTGATCAGGATGCCTTCATTTCCGTTTGGCCACAGCGCGGGGAACATCAGGCCCCCGTATCCGGCATGCAGTTGGCACCCCATAGGCCGCCGAAAATATGCGTAACGGCATCCTGGCCGGTGCCGAACCGCAGCGCCATGAAGGACAGCACATGCATGCCACCAGGCGCCGGCGTCAGATCGGGCTGCACGCCATCGGGCCAGCGGATCTGATCCGCGAATGTGATTTCGTTGCCCTTGTGATCGATCACCAGCTGCATGAACAGCTGGCGCATCACCCTGATGTTGCCGCGCTCGCTTCCGGCCATGTCATCGAATTTCGACCAATCGAATGTGATCTCGGTGCTGGGATTCGCTAGCGTGATGAAGAATGCATTGGCATCGGCCGCGCTGTAGGGCTCCTGGGCAGTGATGGGGCTATTCGCCAGGCCATCACCGATGCCACGCGGCATCAGGAACAGGCTGGCCCCGCGCAGTTCCATGTGGCGCTGCTGGTTGCCTTCGAAAGAGTTTGCCGCACCCTGCCGCAGGTGCTTGTCGCTGGATCCTGGCGAGCTCCTGCTCACCTGCGATTGGCCGGCGCTGCCCTTCGACGGCGCGCTCACCTTCAGCACCTGGACGCGATTCGTGGCATCGGCCTTGCCGGTGGACTTGCGATCCACGCGGCGCGGATCCTTGCCCTGGATCTTGCGGAACTGCTCGTCGACTCTTGCCATCACACATGCACCTGCTTGGGGCCGCGCCAGCCATAGGTAACAGGCACCTGCACCAGCGTCGGGCGCGCATCTTCCTCATTCCCATCATCGATGGCAATGGTGATCTCGGTCTGGTGGTTTTCCAGCCAATCCTGGCCGCCCTGAAGCGTGCTGAAGAATGTGGTGCGGGCCGGATATTGACCATCAGGGCCGGGAATCGTGCCGTAAGGATCCCAGACGTATTCGCCAGGGTGTTCCATCGCCCACTGCTGTTCCACGCCCAGCCAATTCACCTTAGCGCGCACCATCTGCTGGGGATCGCGCATCTGGGGCACCGCGTAGATGGGCAGCTGGTATCGCACGATATCCCAGTCGCCGCCTTCCGTTGCAGCCGGGATATCGACGCCTGGATCGCTGGGATCATCATAGCCACCACCATCGCCGCCTGGCGCATAGTATGCGAACAGATCATTTTCGCGATCGGGCGGCCAGGGAAGCGGGATCACGGACTCGTAGGTCGCGCCACCCAGATCGATTTCATAGCGATAGGCAGGCCACCAGGCAGGCGCTTCCTCCGGGAAGACCACGTCGTATGGATCGGAATCGAACGCAATGCCGGGATTGCCATAGGGGCGATACTGATCCAGCGGATCTTCCTCGGCCAGCGGCGGCCAGCTGTAGATGTTGGGCCACCAAGAAGGGCGCACGGGCCATCCATCCTGCGGCTCGGCATACAGGTTGTCCGGATCCTTAGGATCCTCGATGTTGCCTGCGGTAACCGGCAGATTGCCGCCCCCCGCCGATGCACCGTTGCCGAAATCGCCGTCCGAATTGCCGGATCCGATTGCACACGCCAGCTGCACCTTGGCTTCCGCGAAACCGCCCTGAAGATCCCATATGAATTCAACCTCCGCGACCTTGCCTTCAACGATTCCGCCCTTGATCTGGCGGCCGGTGATGCGAACGGTGGTGCCGGTATCGATCACCCATGCCTTGTCGATGGTGGTGCGGAAGCTGTAATTGCCCGACCGGATTTCCGGCGCGGCTTCCTTGATGCCACGGCGGATCGCATAGTCGATGCAGCGCCGGCCGAACCCGGAAAGCGCGGCCTGGGCCGTATCCTGATCGCGCAGCGGCGCGTTGGTCACCAGCACCGGATCCCACAGCTTTTCGCCATAGTGCGTGCTTTCCGTATCGGTCACGAATGAATCAGGCAGGAGGCCCACGTCCGATCGGTGATTGATCGAATTCTGGAACACCATGCCATTGCTACTGGCGCGCTCACCGGCGCCATATTCGGTGTCGGTTTCCCACTGATCGACCGTGGGATCCTCATCCAGGCCCTGCGCGGAAAGCGCCACATACAGCGGCTCTTCATTGCCGGGCTTCAGTTCTTGGCAAGCGATCGGGATCACGATGCGCACCACCTCGCGCATGGGCTTGGCCTGCACACCGTAGATATGCAGAAGCGGATAGCTGAAGCCGGTGGAATCCATCGAAACCGTGGTGGCACCGCCGGAATTGAAATCAGCGGCATCTTCCGGAAGGCCGGAGACGTCTTCGCTCAATTCGGTAACCAGCAGGGGCCGGCGGCCGGATACGCTGGGCGGATTGGCATCGGGGCCATCCACCTTCACCAGCGCGGAATAGGTCACCACGAAACTGGAGCCGATCGTCGTGCCCTGTTCCGGCCAGGAATCGGTGAAGCCTGGCGTGAAGGTGTAATTGCCGGCATAGAAGCCGGTCTCGCCGTAGTGTTCCGCGATCCGGTCAATCTCATCCTGCACATGATCGCCGATGGAAAGGGCAACAGCGCGGCGGCGAACCCATTCCAGGTTCAGATCCACCACTACGGCACGCGGCGGAATCGACTCGAACGTCACGTCGAAACTGGCTGCATCGATATCAGCAGTGGTCAGATTCACCACGCGGCCGGGATCGCCGAACATGCTGCACAGATACGGGAAACCCATGGCATCGAATTCCAGCTGCCTGGTGGTGGCAGCAAGGATCACACGGGCATCCAGTGCATCCTGCGCTTCCTCGATCTGCGGAATGTAGAAGGCAGGGTCTGCGGCGATCTGGGCCAGCACGTTGGCTTGCAGCTGCACATCATCGGGCCGCTGGGAATCGAACTCGAACACCGTGCGGGATCCGCGCAGGCCATTGGTCATCTTCACGACCACGCCATAGAACAGGTGGCGCACCTGCCCATTCACCAGCGTGCTGATGTGGCAGGCTTCACGGCCTTCCAGCGCATCATCGCCGTCGATGTAATCGGTCACCACGGTGGCGATCCTGCGGCCGAATTCAGCGTGCTTCACGTTCATGGAAGCAATGCGCATATCCATCCTGGCATGCGCCACTGGATCGAATTCAGTGCCTGGTGCCACCCAGGCGAAATACGGCCTACTCATCGCGCAGATCCCTGTCCTCGCGCCACGCCCATTCCCAGGACGCGGACTTGGAATTTTCGCTGCCACTATAGCTGGAAGATTCCGGCGCGGCCAGCAGCTTGGGGCGCCAGGCGGTCAGATGCACATCGGGATCAGCCGCCATGCCTTCCAGACCAACCGTGCGGGGCCTGAACTCACCCGGGCTGGCTTCCACCATCTTCATGTAGCGAATCGATCCAGGAACATGCGGCCGGATCAGATCAGCAGGCGCAACCTGGCCCACCATGTAGAACGGCACCGCGCACTCGATCTCGATGCGCTGCCACTTGCGGAAGGTGAAAAGCTGGGGCGCGAAAAGGCCCTCGCCGCTGATCGTGAACTGAAGCCTGAAGCCCAGGTCGGGGATCCCGAAAAACAGCAGACCGCCATCCAGGGCGCGCACGTTCTCACCCAGATCCTCTTCCTGGAACTGCATGTCCACGCCGCTGCACGCGCCATATGGCAGCTTCTGGCCGCCGATGCGCAGAAGGCTGTCACGCGGCCCCCATTCGGCCACCTCGATCGGAAAACGCATCATCGCATGCTCCCTGGGGCACCGCGCACCCTGCCACGGTTATGACGGCGCGCAGCTGCCTGAAGATCCGCCTCGCTGGCATCGGTGTAGAACGGAATGCCATCCATGAACCGCTGGCCGTTGAAGTAGGCATTGAACTGCCGCATGCCCATTCCAGCGCCGCCAGGGCCACCAGCAGTGCCAGCAGGCCGCAGGCGCGGCATCATGACGGTGCCACCATTGGCGAATGCCGGCATGCCCATCTTCATGCCCATCAGCGATCGCGCACGGCTTCCACCATAATTGATCGCATCCAGCAGCGGCCTGAACATGCGCGCCGCAGCCGCATTGATCACATACTCGCCATTGGAAAGCCAGGCCAGGATGGAATCGCTGCGCGGGCCACCCCTGCCACGGATCGGGCCGCCGGTTGCATAGCCAGGCGCACCGGCACCAGCATCGCCGCCACCGGAATCCCAGGTGAAGAAATTGCGAACCTTGCGGCCCAGGCTGCGGAACTTGTCACCGATCTTCGACAGCGTGGCGCTGAAGCCATCCGTAAGGATCGAATGGATGGTGTCCATGATCCCGTTCCAGATCGCCCTGATGGGCGCGGTCAGGAAATTGAAGGCGCTGGCGATCGCATCGGCAATGCGCGTGCCGAAAAGCGACTGGAAGATGCCGTAGATGAAGTCGCCGATGCCCTTGAAGAATCCCTCGATCTGATCGCGGAACTTGTAGGCAAGCGCGAACACAGCCGCGATGATGGCGGTGATCAGCACCACGGTTGCAACAGGTGCGGCCGCGAATGCCGATGCGATCAGGCCGCCGATGGTCGCCAGGCCCGTGCCGATGGCGCTGATGGCCGGCACGATGAGAGCCTGGCCGATCCGCTGCACGATGAAGCGGAAGATGAAGCCAACCGACCTGGAAACCAGCTGCACCAGGAATCGGCCGCCAACGCGGAACACATTGATGGCACCACCCATCGCCACCCGCGCACCGCGCAGGAAACTGCCGAACAGGCCGCGCCCCAGGCTGGTCTTGATGGCATTCCCCAGAGTCTTGAACGCGTCGATGAGCGGCTGAAGGCTGCCCTGTTTGAATACCTGGAACAGCGCCTTGGCGCCACCGATGCCGATCTGGAAGAACGACCGGATGATGCTGATGCCCAGCTTCACCGTGCCGATCAGCAGCTGGAGAATCGTGAACGGCAGGCCGAACATGCGCTGAAGGATCTGGCCGGTGCCAACGCGGCCCAGCTGGGAAAGCGCCTGGCTGAAGGTCAACGCACCGGTCGAGAGGCCGCTGATGATGCCCAGCACCGTGAACAGAAGGCCGATGAGCCCGGCGAATGCCAGGCCCTTGCCGATCATCGAAAGGATGCCGAACAGGATCTTGAAGCCGCCGATCAGCTGGAAGATGATCAGCAGCAAGAGCACCTGCTTGCCATTCTTCACACCCAGGATCGGCGCGAACTTATCCAGGAAGCGGATCAGCGCGTCGTAGGCATCCTTGATGGCAGGCCCCCATTCGGCCCAGAAGCCCTTCACGGCGCGATAGCCTTCCTTCAGGGTATCGATCACCACGAAAAGCACGCTGCGCACATCGATCATGGCCTGGCCGGCTTCACCGAACGAGGCCACCAGCTGCGCATCATTGGCCGCGCTGGGGCTGAACAGCAGCTTGAGCGCGAACACCACCTGTTCAATGAAGGCAAGCACCTTTTCCAGGCCATTGCCAACCGACTTCGCGAACCGATCGACGCTGCCATTGGCGACGCCACCGTTGAGCACGCGGGCGAACGCCAGGAACGGGCCGGCAAGGCCATCCTCGCCTGCCGTGCTGGCCTGGAAGGCTGCCTGGATGGCGCGGCCCAGCGTGCCCATGCGGCTGGTGATAGGATCCAGCGCAGGCCCCATGGCGCGCAGCACGTTCAACACCGCCTTGAAGGCCTCGGCGATGCCATATGCCAGCTGCCGGATAGGCTTAGGGATCAGACCGATGATGAAGGCCAGCGTGCGCCGGGCAGCTTCCTTGGGCTCATTCAACGCCAGTGAAACGGCGCTGGCGACCTGGTCATAGATCGCCCGCACGCGTGCACCATAGGCCGCGAACACACCGGTGTCGGCATATTCACGGAACCGCTGCGACAAGGCCTTCAGCTTGGCAGAAACGGCCTCCAGGCCATCGCTGAAGCTGTTCAGCGCATTCTGACGGAAGAAACCCTGGATGAAGTCCGTCACGGCCTTCAGCGCGCCCCTGGCGCCATTGCCGAATGCTTCGAACAGATTGCCGGCGATGCGCTTGGTCTTCAGCAGCGCAGCCGCGAATGAAGAAAAGCGCTGGGAATCGGCGAATGCATTGGCGAATTTCATCGTCGTGAATTCACCGACACCGATGCCCTGGAAGCCGGTTTTCAGGCCGTCATCGTTGAGCTCGGCAAGGGCCTGCATGTAGGCCTGCGGGCCACGCGCCAGCAGCACGAAACCAGCCGTCAGCTTCTTCGCATTGCCATTGATGAAGGCAGTCAGGCGCTGGATCCGCTTCGTAAGGATCGCGCCGAAATCCTTGGCACCGGTGCGGGCGAAACCGTCAATGGCCTTCGCGATCGCATCGAAAAGATCCTTCATGGCATCTGCCACGCCGGACTCGGCAATCGCCAATTTCAGCCTGCGGATCGCATTCCTGATGCGCGCACCAGACGACTGGAAATCGTCAGCAGCCTTCGCCGCGGTGCCTGCGAACCTGCCCTGAAGGGCCACGCCGAACTTTTCCAGGAAGGGCAGCGCCTCGAGGTTGCCGGCGCTCACCAGCTTCACGAATTCGCCGGTCGTCATGCCCATGGCTTCAGCAGCAAGGCCAAGCGCACCGGGCAGATTTTCGCCCAGCTGGCCGCTGATCTCTTCCAGGCTCACCCGGCCCTTGGAAGCCACCTGGGAAACCGCCACCAGGGCACGTTCCACCTGGTCACCGGTGCGGCCCAGCGCCTGGCCGGCCTGCACGATGCCAAGGAAATTGGCGCGGGCCAGTTCCAGATCACCGCCAGCTGCGACCACGGCATTCGCCATATCCGCGAACGGTTGCCCGATCGATTCCACCGAGACGCCCAGGTCATCGGCCAACTTCTGGATGAATTCGAGCTCCTGGGAAGCCTTGGCTGCGGATCCCGTTGCCGATTCCAGAGCCAGCTTCAGCGCTTCCACGCCCTGGCCGGCATCGGCCGCACTCTTCGCCACCTTGATGCCCAGCACCGTGGCAATGGCACCACCGGCCACAGCCAGGCGGTTGGCGCTGATCGCAGTGCGGGCAAGGCCAGTGCCCACGCGGGCAGTCAGGCCAACGACACGGCCCATGGCACCAGCTGCACGGCCGATACCAGTGGCAAGGAAGGTGAAGCCCGATCCCGCAGCCCTGTTGCTGCGGTTGACCGAATTCATGCGCCGTTCCAGGGATCCCAGGCGCGCAGCGATCCGGTTCAGACTGGAAACGACCGCCTGATCACCGCGCACCCGGTAACGAAATTCAAGATCCTGGTTTGCCATCTGGCCGGGCGTCCATTTCCATTCCTGCTCGGCCCATGCTTAGCTGAAATAGCTTAGCCATGCCAGATGCTATAGGGCTGTCCTCATCGCCTTCCTTGGATCCCAGCGATCCCACCAGCATGATCAGGCCCTGAAGCCCATCCATGCGATCCTGCGCCTCCAGCGCCTGCGCTTCGATGGCATAGGCCACCGCCTCATGCAGGGGCCATTCCTGGGCAGCCTGTGGCCGGCCATTCCTGGAACAGATCACATCGACCCGATACAGGATGCCGGCCACGAAATGCCGCAGGAAGATCAGGCGCCCGGCGGCAGTTCCGAGCCTTCCACGATCGCCCGCGCCGTTTCCGGATCCACCGGCTGGCGATCGGGGCTCGGGGATGAGGTCACCCCACTGGTCGTATCGCGGCTGGGCTGGTCGAGCCGGTTTTCGGGGATCGCGATCGCCGTTTGGCTGAACATACCAGCGAGGCCCGAACGCTTGCCCCATTCGGCGAAAAAATCCGCCGGATCCTGGCCGTTGAACGTGGCGTCCAGCACGGTGCCGGACAGTTCACGCATATCGGCCAGCGGCAGATCCAGGATGCCCTGGAGCGTTTCATCGTCATCGGGCTGCCCAGTCGATTCCGCGATGATGGTGGCGATGGCCTTGGGCGCATCTTCCAGCAGCCGGCGCGCAACCGGCATCAGGTTGCCATCGGCGGCACCCTCGGCCAGATCGGCCAGCTGGTCATCGCTGATGAAGCGGGCGATGGAATCGCGAACGGTATCCAGGCTGATGCCGTAGGCCTTGCCGGTGATGCCGGTGTCGGGCAGCGTGAAATCACGGCCCTTCCGCTTGGACTTCGAATTGGCGAAAATGCTCATGGTGCCTTTTCCTTCATGCGCCTTTCAGGAGTCGTGAAGGGGCGACGGCCAGGAAAGGCATAACCGACCGCCGCCCCAGATCGGGCCACCTATCAGGTGGCGATGCTGGCAGGCTTGTGCTTGCGATACGTGAACAGGCCGTAATTGGCCGGCTGGGTCTCGTCCTGTTCCAGGGTCAGGGTGAAGGAACGCGTAAGCGGATCCTGCCCATCCTGGATGACGCCCTGCTCGCCGTCAGCGGTCACGCGCACCTTGTGCACCACATAGGTGCCATTGTTGTTTCCGCCCTCATTCTCACGAATGTAGAGCGTGCCCAGGACACCGCCGGCGATGCTGAAGCCGCCAACGGTGGCAACGGTCTGCGCGGCCGCGTTGAAGGTGATCTTGCCACTGGTAACGCCATCGGGAAGCGCGATGATCTTGATGAAGCCAGCGTCCTTGTCCAGCTTGTAATCGGGGATCGCCGCACCGTCACCGGCAACGCCGCCGGCGAATTCGGTCACATCGGTGATGTTCTGCCAGCCTTCCAGGTAGTAGACCTTGCCGGCTTCGAGCTCATCGAAAGCGATCTCGATGGCGTTACCGGCCGGCTGGACTTCATCTTCCTGAAGGCCCTGAAGGCTGAAGATTTCGGTAACCGGATTGTGATTGCGGGCAACCATCGAAATGGTGGCGCTGGTCACGCGGGTGTTGGTTTTCACAGGGATCGGCAGGTCGTCCTCGTTGGTATCGACCGTGGTGGTATCGGTTTCCACGCCGATGCTGGCCGACTCCAGGTTGCCCAGATCATGCAGATCCTTCATGCCCCAGAAGCGGAAAAAGGCCTTGGCCTTGCCGGTCTTCAGAAGCTCGGCACTCTGCCGGCCAATCTCATTCTGATTCATCGTCGGACTCCTGTTCAATCAGCCGGTGATGCGGGTATTGCCGCCACGGGCCATCCTATAGGTGAAATTGAAGATGGGTGCAACCAATACGAATGACTGCTGATCAGGCTTGCCAGCCGCCAGCTGCGTCGTTTCATAGGTCAGGCTGTCAACCATCGATCCCAGCTGCTCATCGGCCTCGATGGCAGCACGGCAATTCGCGGCCAGCTGCATCGCGGACAGCATGTCATCGCCGCGCCTCACCACCTCGATCGCGACGCCATAGGTGATGATGTAGATGATCGGTGCCGCAAGCGTTTCACCAGGCCAATCATCGGCACCCTGCCCATCGACTGGATTGTTGAAATCGGGAAGCGGAAGGATGTTGGCCTCGAACTGCGGCGGCAGGCGCTTCAGATCGGTGGCGCCAACGCGGACTGCCTCAATCCCTTCCACATCGGCCAGGATGGCCTGGAAGCGCTGAAGGATAGCGATGTGATGGGCATCCAGGTTCACGCGAACACCTCGTCCAGATAGCACTGCCACAGATCGCCCAGATCCGGCTGCGGGCCTTCCACCTTGAAGGTGCGGGCACCCCAGACCACCAGATCGCCATCCTTGGCATCAGGATAGCCGCGCAGGCCCATTTCCAGATCATCGTGCTGAAGGAATCCGGCGATCACCTTGGCATTGGCAATCGCGATTCCGCCCTCGCCGTTGGGATCCACCAGCTGCGGCATCTCATCGATGATCATGTCGATCGGAAACGGATCGGCGCCGGAAACCGGCCTGTATTCCACCTCGTCACCGAGCGCGGATATCAGGCTGCCACCGGCGCCATCGAAAATGGCGAACATCGCCAGGATCCTTACTGGGGCGGAAGGCGAACGGCCGTGCGCTTGGTCGAATTGATCGCCACGCCCTTCGGATCCATGCACCAGCCGAACAGGAAGATGCCGTTGGCTTCATCCGGATCGCCGGCGGTCACTTCGCCGGTGGCCTGATCGATCACCAGGGCAGTGCCCATTTCGATCGCTTCCGCGCCAGCCGTCACATCGGCATTGACGTGGCCGCGAACGATCAGCGGGAACAGCTGGTCTTCCTCGAAACCGCCCTCGTTGCACACGCCCACCAGGGTGATAGCCGCCAGGGTCACGGCCATGGAAGCGCCGCCTACGGTGCGGAGCGGGCCGGGATTCGGCACGTCAACGACGTCGCCTTCCTGGATCATCTTGGGATACATTTCACTTCACTCCTTCGCAGAATCCTGGGGCCGTATCGGGGCTGCACCCATGGGGATAGATGCAGCCCCTTCCGGGGGTTATTCGATCACGTCGCCGATATCGCTCGACTCGTAGTTGGCCTCGTCGCCGTTGGGCAGCTGCGCGGGCTCATCGCCGGTGAAGGCAAGGAAGGCCGCACGCGGATCACCGTGGGCGATACCCCGGTCGAGGTAGGCCAGCAATTCGAAACCATCGAACTGCGCGGTTTCCACGATCTTCTGCTGCGTGGTTTCCTGGCCGCTGCGAACCATGCGCAGGAAGGCAGGAAGCACGCGGGGATCGGTGATGAACATCATGGCATCCTTGGGGAAGCCGTAGATGTAGACCGGCTGGAACTTGCCCGCGAACGGGTTGTAATTCGCCGGGTTGTCACCGCCACCGGTGTTGCCGCGAGCCGTCAGGGTGTCCAGCAGCGTAGTGTGGATCGGGTTGGCGATGATCACGCCATAGTTCACACCAGGGCCGCCGGGCCGCATCGCAGTCGCCTGCACCAGGCCGAAACCTTCCTTGTCCATCGAAACGCCGGTCGCCACGTTCAGGCGGCTGCCGTGGAAGAACGGAACCTTGTCGCTCATGACCGGGTTGGTCAGGATCTTGTTCCGCAGGGCGGTGTTTTCGGCATTGATGCCGGCATTCGCCAGGGCGATCGCCAGGTCGTTGAAAAGGCCCGTGCCGTTGCCCGACCACAGCTGGCGGCTGATCGGATAGCGGCGGTTGTAGGTCACCGGCTTGCCGTCCGTATCGAACAGGCTCATGCCGCCGGCCTTCACCTCGGATCCAGCCGGGGTTTCCAGCAGGGCATCCAGCACGATGGCGCCCAGGAACTGACCACCGAGGAAATCGGTGAATTCGGTGCGCCGGGTGATGCCGTCACCCCAGTAGGGCAGCTGCTGTGCCTGGAGTTTCACCAGCTGGGCAAGACCCTTGTTGGCGAGGTGCATGAAGTCGGCGATGACCATCGGGGCCACAGCGCGGATCTGCATGAACTGCTCGGGGCTCATGTCCAGATCCTGCGGGCGCTGGTAGCCATTGCGCTGCATCGCCAGCGTCATCAGGTCGCGGGCGTTGAAGCCGCCATTGGCATTCAGGATGCCACGGAACTGATCCGTCTGCACATCGGTGATCTTGCCGGTTTCTGCGGCAACCAGGGCGCGCACGGCCAGGTCGCCCTGGATTTCGCGGTTACCCGCACCACGGATGGGAGAGGCAGGCATTCCGATATCCCTCTGGCTGCCAGTGGCATCGGCCAGCTGGGCGTGGAACTGGCGCGTCATCTGCGCCGGGGTGGTGGCAGTGCCCAGATAGCGGCCCAGGAAGGCATCGTCGGCCCCCAGAGTGCGGGCGCGCCGCTGAAGCGCCAGGTCGTTGCCGGTCAGGCTGCGCTGGCCTTCGCCACCGTCATTGCCGTCATCGTCATCTTCCTGAAGGTCGTCATTGGCCTGGAGCTCATCTTCCAGATCCGCCGGATCATTTTCCGGCTCGTTCTCGGGGGCACCTTCCGGGGCACCACCAGCCGAACGCTGCTGGCCCTTGGCAGGCTTCTGGGGCTTGCCACCCTGGGCACCCTTGGCACGAACCGTCATCTGATCTTCTCCTTCGTAAACCGGAACCAGCGCCCTCACCTGGCACTCGTAGTCCGCTGGAACTGGAACGTTGCTGCACTCATAGACCAAAGTGCCCATGGCGCGCAATACCCCATCGTCACCTTCGTTTTCTTCGCGATACTGGGGCACGAAATAGCCCGCGCTGAAGTCGGGGCTGATGCCACGGGCGATGCGGCTGCGAATGGTGGCAGCGTCATCATCGCCAGCCACGCGGCCGCGCCCGATCAGGCAGGGGGTGCCGTCATCCAGCGTGCTGCGCTTGATCTTCGTGATAATCCCGATGCGCGCCTCGGCAGTCCACCGGTTGTGATTCATCAGCAACGGCAGGCCCTTCTTGCACCGCGCCAGATCCAGCGACTTCACATCGATGATCTCGCGGAAGCGGTGCCAGCCCTGGCCGGGCACATACGCTTCCATATCGACTTCGCGTTCCGTCAGGATGATCAGGTCGAACTCGAGCTCGCCCGTTTCCTCATCGATCTGCATGGTATCGGAAACCATGCTGATTTCGCGCAGCCGCAGTTCAGGCAGCGTGCCATCATCGGCGGCACGGGTGCCAAGCCTGGCTGGAACCGAAACCGGCGCGAACGTGCGAACACTCATTGATCAGTTCCTTCCTTGGCGGCCTGGTCAGCTGCATCTGCCGCAGCCTTCATGGCGTCCAGATTGATGTTGCCATTAGCACCGCTGAAGATGAAGGTCAAAAGGTCGATATCCTGCTCATTCGCCAGGCCAATCGACTTCGCCATCTTGCGATAGTGCTGCGCAGGATCGATGCCACGCTGCTGAAGCATGTCACCGTGCTCCAGAGCGCCGATCTTCAGCAGAAGCTGAAGGACTTCGGCCTCACCCTTGGGATCTGCGGAATCGGGCGTGGGCAGCACCCAGGAAACCTCGGCAGGCGTGATCTGGCCTGGCGTCCAATAGCGGTTGTCGCCCATATCCCTGGCGATGTAGCCAGCGCGAATGAAGGCATCCCAGATCCGGCTTCCGACCGTGCTCACCCATGACCACTGCATGCGGCGGTTGGCGCGGTTCACTGGCCCCTTGGCAAGGCGGCCGGCGATGAAGGAAACCTGGCTGTAATCGGCGCTGATCGACTCATAGGTCTGGCCGGTTGCAAGCGCGATCCGGCGCATGCCATTGCGATAGACGGGCTCGTAAACCTGGCTGGGCTGGGCCGTCAGCTGGTGCAGCTTGGCACCCTGGCGCATCTTGCCAACCTGGCCGCTGCGCAGGTATTCGATAGACCGGCCATAGGAGTCATACAGGCCGCTGCCCATGGTGCCTGCGGTGCCGTATTGCGCCTCACTGCCGTAGTGGAAGTCGCCGGACTCACCCAGGTTCACTTCGCCATCCAGGGTGCCATCGGGCACCTCGACCACGGCATTCTGGGTGGTATCCACCTGGGCACGCTTCAGGCCTAGGCTGTTCAGCAGCTTCAGATCCTGGAAGCTGGTCACGATAGGCGCGAAAGGCGACCAGCCGCGCATCTGCAACGGGCGATCGGTGTAGGTGTCATGGATGACGAACTTGGCCGGGATCCGGCGCGACTGGGAAGGGCCACGCGATGGATCCTGGGTGAAGATGTGGAAGAACAGCGGCTCCTTGGAGTCAGGATCGATTTCCACGCCACCGATCACCGGACGGAAATAGCCCGTGCGATACTCATAGCGGGTGATAGTCCAGTCCAGCCAATCGCATTCCAGCAGTTCATACTGCACCGGAATCGAAAGGCCGCGCTGCTTCATTTCGGTCGGGCTGTTCCAGTATTCCAGCCACAGGACTTCGCCATCGGTTTCCTTGACGCCACCCGCGATGTGCTGGAGCTCGGCCATGGTGTGCCGGCGGCTGCGGTGGCACTGGCGCGGATCTTCCGCCCACTCATACCACCGGCCCTGGACGTTGCCGTCAATCCGATCCTTCGTGGCCGCAGCGGTTTTCAGGCTATCCGGGCGCGGAGCCAGGTTCTCACCGAAAATGCCGTCCACCTTCACGCGGCGCGCATTGATGGCGGCCTCGTCATTCATCATCGAATCGCGCACCAGGCGGCGCGCCGTATCGATCGCGCCCATGATATCGTCATTCGGGTTGCCGTTCATGTAGCTGATCGGATCAATCGTGGGATCCGGCTGGGCCACGTTGTAGAGCCGGGCCATCTGGGCACCGGCCATGTTGATCTGATCCTGCATGGCGCGCAATTCGCTGCGGCGCTCATCTGCCCATGCCATGCGATCCTGGGAAGCCCTGATGGCTGCCAGGCGTTCCTTCGCCAGGGTGCGATTGACGGCAGCGCCTGGCGATACCGATTCGATGATGCGGTCGATCATGCCCATTGCGGGTGCCCTTCCTTAGCGGCCGCGAACGACGAGGCGGACGGGCCGCAGCGCGCCCCTGGTCAGCCCTTCCAGGCGATCGGCGCGCTGGTCAGCCTGTTCAGCTGCATCCAGCAGATCCTTCACCGACTCGCGCCGGATCATCTTGCCGTTCCACATGTATTGGATGACGCCGCCGCCCTTGGCGGCCTGGGCGCGCAGCGTGCGGGCCAGGTTACGGTATTCGGCAGCGCTCGGCCCCATCAGAAGTCTCCTTTTCGCATTCCGGGCCTTGTAGCACCATATCGGCCAGCATTTCCAGCGCGATGTTGCCCAGGCCTTGCGCCGGGATCCTCACCGGCCCCGACAGGGGCGAATTTCCACTTGCGCGGCGGTGTGGGATCCTGATCGACAGGCTGGGGATGCGGTTTGCGCGATGGTGAAAGGGAAGGGGCGTCCAGCTGATCCAGAAGCGCCATCACTCGGGGGTCGGTGGCCGCGATCCACTGGTCGGGCACATGCTCAATGTGCATCACGTTGTGGATCTTCATCATCTTGCGGGCACCGCCGTTGCAGTAGTTCAGCAAGTCCAGCGCTTCCTGGCGCACGGTGGTATCCACGTCCGTCCATTTCGTGCGGGCCTGGCCGGTGCGCCGGTCATAGACCAGCCCTTCCTGGAAATTCGTGGCCTGCTCAAAATATCCATCGGTGTAGCCGGTGTCGATCAGCACCTCGCCGGTCTGGCGATTGAAGGAATCGGCAGGCCAGTGCATCATGCCCGGCTTGGCCGTGGTTTCCGGCCGCTCATCGCCCTTGTAGCGCAGCTTCATGCGCATCAGCAGCACGCGCTTGGCCTCATCGGTGCCGATCACATCGTGCCTGGTCTTGTGCTTCATGCGGCTGGGATCATAGGGCTGGAACAGATCGCCACGGGAATCGCCGCGCAGCGCGTAGACGCCGCTGCCCTTGTTTGGCGTCACATAGGCCATCGCAGCCTTCGCCAGATCGCCGCCTTGGCCGATATCGATACCGCACAGGCTCACCGGATACATGCGCCCATCGACGCCCACATAGGGCCGGATCCGCACGCGGTGCAACGCCATCCAGGCTTCCTTCTGGGTTGGCGGAATGCTGATCACACCGAATGCGATGCCCCAGGACTCTTCGCCAGCACCATAGCCGCGAATTTCCCACTCCAGGCGGTCGCCCTGCACGTCAACGGCCATCACCAGGAACTTCACCGGGCGCGGCACCTGCACGCCAGGCCCCCAGATCGATTGATAGTCCAGCCGCCGGCCTTGCAGATCCTTCGCCAGATCGCCGGCCGATCCCATCGGTTCAAAATTCCGGGCCAGGGTCTGGTTGTAGAACTGCATCAGATCCGCGATGCTGCCCTGGGCATCGATCCACAGCTTCACCAGATCGGCAAGCGCGACGCGGGTGGAATACAGGGCGCCGCAGCGATAGGACTTGTGCGATTGATCGGAAAGCGAGCCGCATTCCGGGCACTGGTGCGATCGGCCAATGGGATCTTCAGGCCCCCAGCTGCCAGTCTGCGCGGGATCCCAATCCACGCCGCAACAGGTGTGGATCGCCATGCTGCGCCATTCGACTTCCTGAAGCATGACGAATCGCTGCGCATCGGAATGCGCATGGGCGCACTTGGGGCACCGGTATTCGTGCCCTTCCGCGATGAGCTCACCCTTGCCGTTCCGCTCTATGTGCACGTTTTCCCATTCCAGGGTGTGATCGTGCTGGCAGGCCGGATTCTGGCATTTCACGAAAGGAATGGACTGGTCGCCCTTCATGTAGGCCAGCGTGGTCAGGCAGGTCTTGGCGCTGCCCTTGGGCGTGGAAGCGCGAACGAACTTGGCATTGGGGTATTCGCGCTGGCGCTGGAAAAGCGCCATTTCGATCGATCCGGCGGCATTGTGGCCGCATTCCGCGTGCTCATCAATGAACACATACATGGCCGGGCTGGCCTTCACGCGGCTGTAGGATTTCGCCGATACGAACCGCAGCCAGCCATCGGGGAAGACCCAGCGGGTGTTCCGCGACTTGGCCTTGCGCCGGCCCTTCATGGGCTTCAGCTTCTCTTCCGGATCCGGCATGAGTTTTTCGCGCAGGCAATCGGTGGCATTCCACCCAGGCACGAAATCCTCGTCGCGCTTCGTTTCCGCCGTTTCATCTTCCGGATAGACCATGGTGATCGGGCCGGGCGCCCAATCGATGGCCCAGCCCACCATGTTCCAGATCGACCGCGACTTGCCCACCTGGGCACCGATCAGCAGGGTGATCTGGCGCACGCGGGGATCGCTGAAGGCACGCTGCGGCGCACCCATCACCGGGCCGTTTTCTTCGCGATACTTGCCAGGACGCGGCTGGCCCTCACC